GGCAGAATAGGTCTTCCTCTTTTGAACGATGACCCCAATGATGCAAATAATAATGCAGATACGGGCGATGACCAATTAGTGAGAAACGCAGCACCTATCGCGGGGTTGGGATTCTTCGCTACTAGCGTAGGCGGCACAACTGCCCCTGCCCCTGTGGCTGAGGACGAAGGCAATTGCAAGATCTATTTAGGAATGAAAGAGCTTGCGGCAGATCCTGCAACTGAAGATGTCACTTTGGACAAAATTAAATCTGATAAATATGTGGATCTTATCTCTTCTAACGGGTCAGTCCTGTTGGATGATGGTCGTTCGGGAGTAATTAGTTTTATTTCTGAGGATACCGCAGGAGAAGGAACAGTTAACCTTCGGGCATCTCAGACCTCAGATGGTGCGGCTATCTCTCTTCAGGGTGAGGCGAGTGGCGAAATTCAGTTCACATTGGTTCTGCGAAACAGTTCAGCAGACTCAAGATAGAGGAAAACATGGAAGCAATAGATAAGAAGAATCTAGCAATTGCTATCCTTGAAAAAGTAGGGAACAGCGCGGGTCCAAAAAAGCCTAACAAGGCTGCTACGGACCCCGCTGCCCGTGCTATGATCGAGGCACTCAAGGAGGGGGATGCAGGCAAGTTGTCTTCATCCCTGTCGGACTTTATACGAATACATTCTAATTCCTCTTAAGGAGCGTCATGTCCAACACACAAACATTGGCAACCATGAGAACAAGGGTTCGTCGCAGGGCAGACATGGAGAACAGCAACTTCATATCTGATGCTGAGTTGGACCAATACATTAACGACTCCTTGTCTGAACTCTATGATTTGTTTGTCGTGGAGTACGAGGAATATGTTATTCAGAAGCTCGACACCACTATAACGGGTGAGGTGGAGTATGACATCGTCACCGACTTCGGCATAGACAATTTTATGAAGATTGCAGGCATAGACCTTAAGACGAGTGGCCGGACAATCAACATGCAAAGGTTTATGTTTCCTGAGAGAAACACTATGCAGGATATGCCCGTTGTGAGTGCTTCATTCGAGTACAACATACAGTATGCAGTGTTGGGCAACACCATCAAGTTTACTAATGACCAAGCCAACAGCAACAACGACATAACAATTTGGTTTGTTCCATCGTTTGTTCCTATGTTGGAGACAGACTTTGTAGGTGATGTAGCCCCCTTCCTCGCCCCCGGTTGGGAAGAGTTTGCTGTCCTTGATTCTGCAATAAAATGCTTGCTAAAAGAAGAGAGCGACACGAAGGCCCTTGAGCGAGAGAAGTCTCAGCTAACCAAGCGCATAAGAAGCATTGCCATGAACAGGGACACGGGAACGCCATACCGGGTTGTTGATGTGAACCGAAGCTCCAACGCAGAGTGGTCGTATGACATATAATCAATATATAAGAACCAAGAGTGATGATTCTACCCCGGACGGGGCAAGCAAGAGGATAAATTATATACAAGATCAATTAGAACTGCTTGTTCAGTCATCAAGTAGGGAGGTTGATAGACTGAAAAACTCAATATCTAGTCTTAAGAAAAGAGTGAATATTTTAGAGAAGAAACACTCGTAAGAAAGGCACTGTAAATGTCTGTAACCATATATCTCCCAACAGTTGGCGAAACAGAGGGTACGTTAGCTGCGGAAATGATAAACCAAGCCCTGACGGACCTTGCTGATTATATAGATACGCATGGTCATATAGCCACGGGCGGCTTGATCGGTTCGGGTGCGTTAAATATTACATCTGATGTCGATTTTCAGAACAACGCATCTTTGTTGCAAAAGTATTGTGGCTTTACCAACAGCCTTTTGGCCCCATCGGTTGGGTTTGCGTTGTATGTCAAGGATGACGGGACGCCCCCTCCACTAACAACGGGTGACTTGTGGTACAACAATGGCTTAATAGACATTCAAATAACTGATGGTGCGAGTGTACTAACCACTACTGACGGATTCGTAGACGATTACACTAACAATATGCCCGGGGAAGGCAAGGCCGGGTTCAGCATAGGCAGCAACAGGTACACCTTCTCTGACGGCAGTGGAGCGACTGCTCCGTTATCGGGTGTGTCCCATGTGACATTCAAGACAATGCTTTCCGCAATTGATTATGGGGAGTACTCTCTCATCGTTGGTCTTGGTGATGATGGTTCCGGGTCGGATGCTAGTGGTATGTTGATATTACAAAGCTCAGCGGTGAATCAAAACCTAGCACAGTGTTCCTTGGTGGCATATGGGGTTGGTATGCAACCTCCGGGGTACGCTAGTGACCTATCTCCTGTCACGGCGCTTATGTCAAATAGCCGATTATATCTCAGCGCCCAAATAGCCGGAACCGACCCAACTGCTCAAATACAAATCAACAAGGACAGTACCGTATTCGCAGGGGACATACTACCTGCCGTTGATGCAGGCACCTCACCACCGGGGTATAAACTAGGACATAATAAGTATGGTTTTCCTGCAATTGCTGACCCTTATTGGTGGTCAGATATTTTTGCTTTGGTGCATTGGACGGGATCTATTGCAGACAGCGTACCCCCTGATGGAACACCAACGGTACATGTAGAAAACAATGCCGTCACTGCTCGTGGTACATTCATAGTTGTTAACACGGGAGCGGGTCCACCTGCTACAGGAACCATAGATTGTCTAGACCCACATTGGAATATTGCAGAGTGGTCGGGGGTTGGATTGCTCTACAATGATATAGGTGACTACTCTATAAAAGTAGATTCCTACCTATCGACATCTTCTACTGTTGTTATATCATCGAATGATATTTCGGGAGCATATAGGATATGTCAGGCATCTTATGATGCGGTAAACAATTGGATTTCTGTTAGAGTGTGTGATGAAACAGGCACCCCGGCAGACACGGACTTTTCATTGGTTGTGGTCGGTAAATAAGAATGCCACTTAAAACACAAAAGGTTACAATAGATTTTGGGTTGGGACTCGACGAGTACACCGATCCAAAACTTGTGAAGGAGGGTAAGCTTCTGAGGGCAGAGAATGTTGTCTTTGACTCTGCAAAGAAAATACAAAAGAGAAACGGCTTCAGGGAAGTTCCTATGGCTGAGATTGGGACGGGCCATCTGATAGATGAGCCAAAAGAAATATTCTCACACAAGGGGAACCCTGTTGTCCTTTCAAAGAACAAACTATACACATCAACTAGATCAAAGCTTATAAGTGATGCAATAGAATGGAGAGACTCTAAGCAGTTCAATTTTCCAACAGAAGTAACAACAACACCAATCTCTTCGTGGGACACCTTTGGGGACCGACCCTTCGATGCAGATGAAACCGCGATAGGGAGAGAAAATCTTTCCATACATTCAAGTATAATCGACACAAACGATACCCAAATAGAGTGTACAGCTTATTGTGGTGCCGACCAAGGTGCATTAGGTGTTATGGTCAGAGACATAAATACTGATGAAGTGTTGGCCCATAAGAAAGATGCACTCAGTGGCATATACGGTGTTTCCGGGGAAAAGACAACTTGGGTAAACCCTAGAATTATACCTTGGAGGTCTAATGGGGCAGACCCTGATAAGTTTATTATAATAGTAAGCGCAAAGCTAAGTCCGGGTGACACATCGCCTACCGTGGGGACACAAGCCTACAGGGTGGTGGTCGTGACGCTAGACAGTATGACGGGTCCTAGCATAGACGATGGGCAAGGGGACTTGTGGAGTTGGCTAGGAATAAGTGACCCCGTTTTCCAAGACTTCCCGTGGCTTGTGTTTCCAAACGATGACGAGCGTGTTCGCAAGTATTCGCACTCAACAGATCTGATCTATGACAAGGAGCAGTCTGTCGCTTGGTTTGTTTTGGGTGGATCGGGAATGAGGGAGTTCTACGTAGACGAGTATACAAACCCTGCGCCAATGTACATTGATACACTTTGGGAACAAAGGGTTTATGTTATTAAAATATCACAGGGTGGAACAAGTTCGGGATTCACGGGCGAGGTCCACTCTAGGACAGCACCTATAGACTCCGACACACACGACCAAGTACCAAATGTGGACCCCGACCCCGCATTCGATGATAACATTTGGGAATTATCTTTTGGAAATCCAAACAAGACACCAACTCCGGCCATCCCCGGCTTTGTTGAGGACATACCGCAGGAACCTAGATGGGGAAAGAGTGGGAGATCTACATACGAGGATGCTGAC